TTGAAGGAGTCGATGTCGCTATTTTTGTAGTTGGGGATTGTAAACTTTCTCAGATGTTACAGCGGTGCGCTGAGCTCCACATGATTCATAGAGACTATATATTTCTAGATGACCACATCTCCGAACCATCTTATGTTAATGGAATTCAGACGAATTGTGGAAAACATAACTTAATTATAGCTCAGCGACGTGACGACCTTTTAAATGCTAGAGACTACTTAAGAAAAACAGAATATTACCGCTATTGGTCAAGAGAGATGTACAATCGAATAGTCGAGGGATAGCAACCCCTTTAAAAGTTCTGTTTACCCCTTATGGACAAACAGATGGCTAACAAACCAATTCCAGATAATGTACCTTCGATGATGCAGAATGACTTTGGCACTTCTGTGCTTATTACAGATCCTAAGAGTGATGCATTGCTAAGAAAAGCACGTATTCAAAAGTATAAAATTCCTGAAAACCGCATGGAAAAGTGGTGTGGTGGTAAGAATGGTTTTGATGATTATGCAGAATGGTTATGAGCGGGACTCCGACATAAAACCTCTGGTGAGCGCGAATCTCCGACACAAGCATGATAAATATATCAGACTTCTAGTGGTATTTCATGCCCACCTTTCAAACCTTTAAGGACATAAGTGTGGCATTTGGTGCCCACCCAAATACAAAAGATTTGGTGGTAACTAAAAATGAAACCGCCATTAAGACTGCTTTACGAAATTTAGTGATGACTAAAAGAGGTGAAAGACCTTTTAATTCTAGTCTAGGCAGTAGAGTTAGTGAATTATTGTTTGATTTATTAGATTTTGCTACTGCTGCTACTCTAAGAGATGAAATTTTTTTATTGGTGCAAAATTATGAGCCTCGGGTAAATGTTAGAGACATTATTGTTACTCCCGATGAAGGCAATAATGCATTTGAGGTTTATATAGAATTTGAAATTATAGGTAGAGAAGTTGAAGGTGCTCCACTATCAACCCAATTTCTTTTACAGAGAACGAGATAATCAATGCCATACTCTCAATTAAATCAATTAGACTTTAATAATATAAAAACGTCTCTTAAAGACTATTTGAGAGCAAATTCGGAATTTAGTGACTATGATTTTGAGGGGAGTGCTCTTAGTCAGTTGCTAGATGTCTTGGCGTATAATACGTATTATACTGCTTTTAATACAAACATGGTGGCAAACGAGATGTTTCTCGATTCTGCTACTCTTAGAGACAATGTTGTTGCTATTGCTAAGCAACTAGGATATAGACCAAAATCAGCAACAGCTTCTCAAGCAACTGTTAATTTAAAACTACAATATACTTCGCCAAATAAACCAAACACAGCTTTAATCCGAAGAGGAAAAGCTTTTACAGCATTTTTTGATAATACTGTTTATCAATATTCTATTTTAGATGATGTGCGAGCACCAGTTAATAATGGTATTGCACTGTTTCAAAATATAAACATTTATTCTGGAGTAATTATAACTGATTTCCACACTGTGCTAGGCGCATTGAGAAATCAAAGATTTTTGTTAAAAAATCAAAATATTGATACCACAACAATTAGAGTGAAGGTATTTAAATCTGCTCAGTCATCTGCTTTTGATTTGTATGAGTATGCAGAAAATATTTTAAATGTATTGCCAGGAAGCAAAGTTTTCTTTCTAACAGAAATTGAGGACGAAAACTACGAAATTAAATTTGGTGATGGTGTATTTGGTAGAAAACTACTGGATGGAGAATATGTAGAAATTTCATATCTTACTACATCTGGTCCAGAAACAAATGGTGCTAAGAATTTTGGATTTAATGGTTTTGTAGAAGATTTAGAATCAACAAACAATAGTATTAACGCTTATTCTTTTAACATAGGAGAAATTACTCTTGTTTCGGCATCTTCAGGCGGCGAATACTCAGAAAGTTTAGAAAGAATTAAATTTAATGCGTCCAAAAATTATGCCACTCAAGATCGAGCAGTTACTGGAGAAGATTATAAAGCAATAATAAGAAATCTATATCCAGCTGTTGCTGATATAACTGCTTTTGGTGGAGAAGAAGATGATCCGCCTGAATATGGAGTAGTCAAGATTGCAATTAAACCCAGATATTCTACCACACTTTCTTCATTTACAAAAACAGAGTTAGAAAACAAACTTAAAAAATATTCGGTTGCTTCTGTAACTCCTAGAATTGTAGATCCATCTATTTTATATGTTGAGTTGACCTCAAAGATTTTTTATGACTCAACAAAAACAACATATAAAAACGACAAAATTCTTTCGTTGGTAATTAAAAATATAGAAGATTATATTTTTCTCTCCGATACAGAAAAATTTGATGGTAAATTTAGATACAGTAAATTTGTTGGTGTCATTGATGATGCAGAATCATCGATCAAATCTAATTTGACTACAGTGATGATGAGAAAAGATTTTTATCCTGCTATTAACTCAAAATATTATTATGAAATTTGTTATAAAAACCCATTTTTAGTCGATGATTTGCCAGTAGTAAGCAGCACACCATTTACTGTTAGAGAGTTTCCTCAATATCAAGTTTATATTGAAGATAGAAAAGGAAAACTTATTTTATATCGTCTAGATAGTATAACTGGTGATAAAATTGTCTTAAACCCACAACTTGGTCAAGTAGATTATGGCAAAGGGGAATTGATGATGAATAATTTAATTATTTTAAAAGGATCTTTTCCCGATGATAAAATTGAAATTCGTGTAAAACCAGCTTCAAATGATATTGTGTCTGCTAGAGAAATGTTTCTCGATGTCGATATTACAAATAGTAAATTTACGATTGTACAAGAGTAATTAGATGGCAACCATTCAGAAAAGAATTTCTACATTAGTTGATCGTCAACTACCCGAGTTTATTTCTAGTGAATATCCAAAATTTGCTTCGTTTTTACAAAAGTATTACGAGCAACTAGAGCTTACTGGGCAACCTCTTGATATTATTCAAAATTTAACTAAGTATAGCGATATTGATACTTACGAAAAAGATTTATTATCAGAATATACTACATTAACTAGTAATGTTTCTAGTAATTCTACTACAATCAATGTTTCTGATACATATGCGTTTCCAGAAAAAAATGGTTATGTAATGATAGATGATGAAATTATTTTCTATGCTTCTAAAACACCAACTTCATTTGTAAATTGCAAGAGAAATCTTAGTGGGACTACAAAATTAGGAGATTTATATAATACATCAAAATATAAAACAGTAGAATCCCATAATTTATCCACAGGATTCCAACATTTAATTGGAGCACAAGTTTTTAACATTAGTAACTTATTTTTATATGCTTTTGTTAAAAATTATGAAACGCAATATCTAGCATCATTCCCAGAAGAATCTTTAAAACCAGAAGTAGATAAAAGAACTTTAATTAAAAACATCAAACAATTCTATAGAGCAAAAGGAACAGATCAGTCAATTAAATTTATTTTTAATTCAATTGTTGCTCAAGATGCAAATGATATTCCTTCCATTTATTACCCAAAAGACAATACTTTAAAAACTTCTACTTCTAATTGGATTGGAAAATATGCGTTAAAAGTAAAAATAATTAGTCAAATTAATCAGAATGATATTTTATCAGTAATTGGTCAAAAAATAATCCAGGAAGAGGATATTTACAATTCTTCCGTAAGGAATAGTTTTGGCATCGTAGATAATATTTTATTTTTAGGAAATTATGATAATGAAAGTATTTACGAAATCGTAATTTCTCCAAATAGTATAGTTGGAGAATTTAAAGTAGCACAAAAAACTTTTCTAACCAAAAGACTGCTTCCTACCGCAACTAATAATAGTAAAATTAATGTTTTTTCAGCAACTGGTTGGAAAAACACTAAAGGAAAAGTTTTAATCGGAAATGAAACTTTTACATTTAAAGATAAAACTGTAAATCAATTTGAAATAGACTCAAGATCTGGAAATGGAGATTATCCAGTAAATACTCCCGTTTATAATTATGCAACATTGTCTGTAGATGTTGTCATCAATGGAGTAACACAAAAAATTAAGTTTTTGGCATTGGGAATTTTATATAATATCAATGTTTCTTCAGGAACGCCCTTTTCATCTGAAGGAGATACTGTACAAATTAGTAAACCTGGATTTGAAACTAGAAATCCTGTAATTTATAGTAAACTTTTATCTGCAAATCGTTGGATTTTAAATAATAATGTTTCTTATAGTAATGTTGCAGGATTAAATGAAGTATTGAATAATGTAGCGGCAATTTATGAAGATGATCAATATTATTATATTGCATCATCTGGGTATCCTTCATATACTATCGGTAATTTTACTGGAATTGCATTTAAAGATCAAAAACATTTAAAATTAATTAAAAAGTATCCATCAAGGACTACTGAATTATATGAAACTGGAATTAGAGATGTTGGAGTATTTTTAAATGGTGTTTTGGCATATGGATATAAAGATTACGATTCTGTTTTTAATTCCCAAAATAATTTAGTTGAAAATGATGTAATTTTTGGTGGTGTAGTTTCTATCAATGTAACAAACAAAGGAAAGGGTTACAAAGCACCACCTTATGTCATTATAAGCGGCGATAAAGGAGCAAAAGCAAAAGCAGTTTTGTCTGGTGAAGTAATTGACCGAATTGAAATAGCTTCTCCTGGAGAAAAATTTGAAACAGATCCAGAGGTTTTGATTAGCTCTGGTAGAGGTGCTGTAATAAGTGCTGTAGTCACAAAAGATAAAGTTACAAAATTAATTATTGACAATCCTGGAGAGTATTATTCATCCCCGCCAAAAATTGTTATTAGTGACATAACAAACGCTGGAAAACTAGCAGAATATAAAGCGGTTATTTCTACAGATGGTAAGTTAATTGATACTATCAAAGTAGAGGAAGGCAAGTTTTATACACAAGGAAATATTAGAATACAAATAATTCCAGATGGAGAAGGTGCAACTGCTGTTACTAAAGTAAAGCGATGGAAAATAAACAGGTATCAAAGATATACATCTAATTTAGACTCCAATAATGGTTTTTATTTTGAAAATATTGAAAGATCTTTTGGTTATGGTTATGCTCACATCGCTAATCCAGTTGCATTACGAAATCAACTAGGAGATACTAATTCTTCTCAGCACTCGCCTATTTTGGGATATGCATATGATGGCAACCCAATTTATGGTCCATATGCTTATACAGATCCTTTGAATCCATCTTCTTCGATAAAGAGAATGGAAACGAGTTACAGATTAAAAACTGAAAGAACTGGAGGACCAAATATTTCCAGTTACCCATTAGGATATTTTATTGAAGATTACAGATATCAACATAGGTTTGGAGATTTAGATGATAATAATGGAAGATATTGTGTAACACCAGATTATCCAGAAGGAGTTTATGCTTATTTCATTACTATTAATTCTTCTAATCAACCAGAATTTCCTTATATTTTAGGAAATAGATATTATTCTATTCCCGTTGAATCAAATTATACTAATAAAATACAACACACTAATCTTCCTTCAAATTCAAGAAGATTAAGATTATCTTCTATGCCTAATAATGGCATTGGAGCACAAGCAATCGTAGAAACAACAAAAGAGGGTAATATTACATCTTCTGTGGTTGAAAATTCACATAATAAGTTTTCTGTTGGGTCTTCGGTAATTATAGATAATTTTGACACAAATGGCAAAGAAGCAAGTGCAGATGTTGCTTCTTTAAAGGGAGAAAATATTGTATCTATAGAATCTCAGCAAACAAAAGCAGTATTAATAGAATCAAAAACACCAGTTTATTTTTTTGATGGGTCAATAATTACACAAGAAGGTACTGGAGCAAATGGTGAAGTTGTTGGTAATATTTTTTCGGCAAATAAATTTGTTTTTAGAAATGTTTCTGGAAATTTTGATACCGTAAACAAATTAAACTCTAATATTAGAGTTTTAAATTTAATTCTGGACACAGAATCATTCTATACAAAAAATGCAATAATAAGTCTCACTACTGGTAAAGAAGTAACGGTATTAAGCATACAAAATAATTTTTTAAAAGTAGCTTTTAATCCATTTACAGATGGCAGTGGAATAGTTTTTCCACAATCATCTAATGGTATCATTGCAAATAAAATTTACTATGTTAAAAATTCTACAACCAACCAATTTAAGATTTCCGAGACTCCTAATGGAAATCCAATTTCTTTACAAAATGCTGCCACATTTGGAGTAGTCGCAACTAGTGAAAATGGCAGAGGACAAATTTTAGAAGAGGTGATAGGAGGAAATACAGTAAAAATTAAGGTATTAGATGGTACATTTACAACATCGGCAAGTTTTTACTTAAAAACAAACAATATTGATGATACGGTAGGCAGTAGAGTATTTCAAATAGATGAGTTGAGTAAAAATATAGAAATATTTTCATTAAATGAAAATATTGGATTAATTAAAACCAATACCGAACATAAGATAACAGAAAATGATAAAATATTTGTTGATATCAATCCAAATGATTCTACAACTACTACAAATTATTATGTCAGAAAAAGAATATATCAAACAGTAAAATTATTTACTCCATCATTTACCACAACTATAAATGATTCTGGTGTTGGCGTAACAAAACGTTTAAACGGAGGATCTGATTATGCAAATGCTGGGTCGGCAACTTATTCTAACATAGAATTAATTTTTGCAGATCAAACAAAATGTAGAAATCAAAATGGTATTATAGTCTCTTCAAATGCTTTTGTTGGGTCTCCAGGCGCTCCTGGTAATGCAAGAGCAACTATAACGGTTGTCAATGGATCTGTCACGGAAAATGGTGTAGTAATTATTGGAAAGGGTAGTGGGTATCAAATTGGAGATGTCCTTACTGTTTTAAATTCTAGTCTTCAAAGACTTTCTGGATCATTAAGTCAATCTGTATTATATCTAGAAGTTACTCATGTTGGTCTTGGAAAAACACAAACAAAATTAATAGTAAATGATGTATCTGGGATATCAAACGGTGATATTTTAAAGGTTAATGATGAATTAATGTCTGTTAATTCTATATTAAACAATACAATCAATGTAACTAGGGGTATTCAAAATACGGCAGCTGTAAATCATTTCTCAAATCAAACAGTATTTGTTAATAATGCAAAATATAATTTTACTATTGGTAATAGAATTGGACCTTCAACTGGAGATGCTGTAATTAATGAGTATAATTCGGAAAGACAAGAATTAACTGTTATCTTTGACAATAATCAAACATTAGAATCTATTACAAAATTATCATTCGCATCAACATTTTTTGATAATAGTACTCCAGTAAAATTAGTGCGTGTTGATTCTATTATTAAGGATGCAAATTACAAGTTTGAATTTTCAAAATCTATTAACGGTCCTTGGATAAAAAATCCTGTTATAGAAATACAAAAATATTATAAGTATAAATTTATCACAAATCATCCATCTTTAGCTGGGTCATTTTTAGAATTTTCACCAAGTAATAACAGAAATTTAGTTACTACAGAAGTTATTAAAGGAAATTCTTTGCCTGGATCTGGGTCAGAATCTAATTCTTTTATTTCAGTTAAATTTGGTTTTGGTGATTCTTCGCCATTAAATAATTATACACAAAAAAAATCATTAGATTTTACAAATTATTTTTACTATGATAAATCTGGTGTTATAGACTCAGAAAATTCTTACTTATCAGTAATAGACGATCCTTTACAAGGAGAAAAGGTAGTATCTTATGTTTCGCCAAAATCATTTGCTTATAAATTAGATAAAATTCCTCAATATGATGGATCTGGTAGTTTTAATTACACTACTTCTTCAATTTTTGCAATTGGAAAAATCGATTCTTTAAAAATTACAAATACGGGAAAATTATATAAAAAATTACCAATAATTCGTGGTATTAGAGTTTCTCCTGCATTTGAATGTATTCCAAATGTTAATTATGATCAATTGACAGGAAAAATATTGTCCGTGTCTGTAAGTCTTTCTGGCAGTGGATATTCAAAACCATCTGTTGTAATTTTAAACAGTGACATTTTTCCAGAATTTGAAATTGTAAAAGGAAACAGTGGAGAAATAATAGCAATATTGCCAAAAGATTATAATATTGTTTATAAAACAAAACCATTAATGATTGTGGTTGAAACAGATGTAATCGCTTATTTTGGAAGTAATAATATAGGAATACCAAATAATATTAGAATTGATTATAATGGATCTAATTATTATGATGATTTTTCTTTATCATCTGTTTACACATCTCATCAAATTTTACAACTATCTAATTTTACTGAAAATTGTTTTTTAAATGGTGAAATAGTCAAACAATATGAAAATAATTCTTTGATTGCAGAAGGAAGAATTTCTGTAGATGGATATAAAAATAAAATTAATATAATCAAACTTATTAATGTAATAGGAGAATTTAAATCTGGATTACAAATTATTGGACAATCTAAAAAAAATGTTGCTCTAGTTAATAAAGTATTCTATAGTATATTTTCCTCTGATATTAGATCATATTATGATAATGCTGGATACTATGATACAGATAAGGGAAAATTATCTGTAGGAAATCAAAAATTATCAGATTCTTATTTCTATCAAGATTATTCCTATGTTGTAAAATCAAAATCACCCATTAATATCTGGAAAAAGTTGGTTGAGCAAACTGTGCATCCAGCTGGATTTAAAATGTTTGGTGAAGTATCTATTGATGTTACAGCATCGACACAGATGCCAGAGAATCAAAGAATATTGGATAATGTTAGTATTATAGAATTATGGAATGAAAAAACTAATAGAGTTACTATTGAAAGCACAAGACAACAGATTACTCAAACAATAATTGATGTTAAAGATAATAATATTAGAAGAGGTAAAGGATCTGTATTTGCATCTTCAATTGATACTTCAGAAACAATATCATACTCTTTTTCTTTACAACAAGTATTTGATGGCGACTTTAATCAATCTGGAAATAGAGTTGGAAGAAAAACATTTAATATGATTGTTTCTGGAGTAGGACCATTAAATGTGAGTAATGTTAATAATTTGGTTATTACATTAGACGGTGTATTGCAAGAACCTGGAAGAGCTTTTACTGTTTCTGGATCTACCATTACTTTTGCTCAAGCACCATTAGGGCAAAGAATTTCAAATAATCAAATAGTAGAAGCACAAAAATTTGTTGGTCGTTTAGTTAGATTTAAAAATAATTCTTTTAATTCTCAATATTTCAAAAAAATTAAAAATATTGAAAATGATTTCAATGGCATTAAGACAAGATTTCCTTTATATTATGAGGATGACACAAATGCAATTTTAGATGCCAAAGAAAATCTTATAGTTTCTTTGGATGGAGTGTTGCAGGAAAATAAAATGACTCCTTTAATTCCAGCAACATCGTCGTATTATATCGATAGAACAAAAACTCCAAATGAAATAGTTTTTGTTGCACCACCAACTAAAATAAATGAAGAAAATAGACAAAAATTCTTTGCTTACAGTGTAGGAAACTACGAAAGATTAGAAATAGATGAAAGATTATTTACTGGAGAAAGAAGAGGTCCATTTATACTTCGTAGTGTTTTAGGAAAACGCACAATTAGTGTAGATAGTGATAGAAGTATTTTACTGTTTAGAGAGGGAATATTACAAGTAAGAAACAGAGATTACACCATTACGGGATCAGATATTATTTTTTCGGAAGCACCCAAACCTGGACAAAAAATAAATGTTCTTTATTTGTATGGAAGACAAACAATTCCTAAATTGACTTTTTATAATTTTGAAAATAATAAATTTTTCAATGTTATTAATATTGTAGTAAATGGTGCAGTATCTTTCAAAGAATTATCTGATAGATCGACGGTTTATCAAGGAAATAGTTTGGGGCAATGGGAAGCGGTGGGAGAAGTATTACAATATAGTAAAACACCTGGACAATTAACTACTAGATTTATAATTAGACAACAAAATAATAAATTTTCATCTTTGAAAGATTTAAAATTTGTGCCAACTGGAGGATTGTCTGAATATGTAATACCATCTAATCAAATTGCATCAATTTCTTCTTTTACTGAGGATGATGAAAAAAATGAATTAGTATTCAAAACTAAAGCTGGATGGATGGTAGGCACAGAATTACTACCTAAGTATGAAAATAATTTAGATATTGGAGATTTAGTAAAAATTGATGGCGAGAGAGATTATCGTCAAATTTTAGAAATTCCAGAAACCTTAAAAAAACTAGGTCATAGACCAGAAGATCTTATTGAAGAGAATCACTATGGTTTAGTTGATGTAACACAATATAACGGTATAATAGATGGCGTTGGATTAAGTGTATTAGCATCTGTTAATGGTGGAAAAGTAACGTCATTAACATGGAATAATAGAAAGTATGAAGAATTTGCTGTTAGAATATATGATGGAATTATCTTACCAAAAACCATTTATGGAAGAAATACTATTGTAGAATTGACAAATCCAAATTTGGTAAGATTGCGTGATAACACAACTATATTAGTGACTAATAAAAATGATGCCATTATTGAATATAGGGGCATATCAATTCAACCAAATGCATATGGATATGATAAAACTCCTCAATTGGTTTTTGTGCCACAACCACAAAGAGATTCTTTTGGTAATATCATTGGTCCTGTAACTGGGGGAGGCGCTTCTGGTTTTGTCGTAATGGACCGAGGAGAAATTATTGATATTGTCATTACAAATCCTGGTAGTGGTTATATTACTCCGCCAAAAGTATATGTTACTAGAGGATATAGTATATACAAATCTCCACAAAAAGTAATAAGCAGCAGGACTGATTTATTACTAAGTCCACAAATATTTTTAGATACTACTGTATCAAGATTAATCTCAATTATTAAAACTCCTTCTGATTCACCAGAAATTCAAACAATTTCTGATGTAAGGTGTTTCTACGATTCAACAAATCCAACTATAATAATAACACCACCACCAAAAGATGCAGAGATAAAAAAAGTAAACAGAGATATTACTTCTATTATAACTTTAGATCCACCAGAATTTATTTCAATTACTAATATCTCGTATGAGAGATTATCTAAATTCTTCTTCCCCCCAGTAATTTCTACAATTCAATCTTTAACAAAAACTACCACAGTAATTGCAGATTTTGGAGCTGTTGACACTTATTACACTGGGTTAAATAATGATAAGTATCACTTTGGTAAATTAGGAAATAGATTTGAAGTTTATGAAAATATTAAATTTATTACTGATTATGGATTAGCAAATGTAAGCGAGCAAAATACTTTAGAAATGATGGAGATTTATTACCCAAATATAACTCTTGGAGATTTTTCGGATGGTTATGCATCATCTACAGGAATAAGTGGATCTGTTTGGGAATTAACATGGCCATCTGTCAATGAATTTGGCGCAATATTGGATAGCGGATTAAACACAACTGATACTATAGTTTATATTCCAAACACGTCTAGGTATCCTAATACTGGGAAACTACTGATTGGTGATGAAATAGTAACATATACTAATAAATTAAGTGATCGTTTTATTGGGTGTGTTAGGGGAGCAGAAAATACAGTTGCTAAATCGCACAATGCTGGTGATTACTTAAGAAGTTTATTATAAACAGTATAAATATAAATAACTTGGAATTAAAATAAGCAACCAAAGGGAAGACTATGGCAGCCATCATTTCTGAAAAATTCAGAATTTTTAATGCAAAACAATTTTTAGAATCTTTGTCCGAGGGGGCAACTGGGTCTGAATCCACTTCTTCAGACAGGACAAAATCATATTTCTTTGTCGGTAGACCACAACGATGGTACGCATATCTAGAAATATATGCTGCTGTTGGAAGTTTTCAGGTTGGAGAGCAGGTCTTTGTGACTGGCACTGGTATTACGTTATCAAATTCTCCATTTAGAGCAACTGTAGAAGCTGTTTATCCAAATAGTTTACTTCTTTCAAACGTATTTCCTAATATTGTTGCGGTGCCTGGAATTGGAAGTCAAATTAAAGGTAATACATCAAATGCAACTGCAAATGCTGCAGTATATCGTTATGCTACCGATGAAATTCCTCTAAGACCAGCTGATAATCAAGAGGAAGATCAAAGCATTCATGATGACATGGTTGCTTTGAAAAGAATTACATCCGAGCAAGTTAGACCAGTAATTAGAAGATATAATTGGAATCCAACTGTCAATCCCAAATTTGACATGTGGAAACCCGATTATTCTTATGCTAAACCAGCTACAGTTGATCCAGATGGTTCTGGTCCAGCTGGTCCTGCTCAATCTATCTCAAATGCTAGATTTTATATTGTAAATGAAAACTATGAAGTTTTCAAATGTGTTTATAATGGAGAGAGTGCAGCAAATCCTGGTGGCACCAATGTTGCTTTACAACCAAAAAGAAATCCTGGACCAACTGGGGAAGGAGCATATGATAGTGCAACAGGATTTTTCACTGAATTCCCAACGGTAGCATTAAATGGATATATCTGGAAGTATATGTATACTATCCCAACCAATGATGTTATTAGATTTTTATCTACAGATTTTATGCCAGTTGTGCAAGATTCTGTAGTTCAAACTCTAGCAGCAACTCAGTCTGGATCAATTAGTGCAATTATTGTAAAAAATATTGGATCTAATTTACCAGCTAGTGAAGTAATCTATACTGAAATTCAAGGAAACGGCACTGGTGGCAGAGTAAGAATCGAAACTACTGCATCTGGCACAATTGATACCGCATATCTTGTTGACAATACTGGAGCAAGAGTAAATATTTCTGGGTCTGGATATACTTACGGTAATATCTTATTAAAGAATGGGTATTTATTTGAAAATCCAGATTTGACAAATCCATTTACAGTTCCTGGAAGTGCTACTGGAGCAATCGAAGTTGTTATCCCAGTAAAAGGAGGTCACGGTGCAGATCCTGTTGCCGAATTATTTGCCAAGAGAATCATGGCAAATATTCGTTTAACGTATGCTGAGGGACAAGGTGATTTCCCTGTAGATAATGATTTTAGAAGAATTGGTATTATTACCGATCCTCGTCTTCCTGCTCCATCAACAGATTTTGCAACAGCAGATACATTAAGCTCTTTGTACGCTGTTAAGTTAAATAACGTTTCTGGATCTTTTCAACCAGATGAAATTATTAAACAAGAAATTGCTGCAGGAAAATTTGCAATAGGAACTGTGGTTTCTTGGGTTTTTGATGACGTGCCAGCAGGACAAACTCCATCTTCAGGCGTATTAAAGTATTTCCAAACTCCAGATTTACATACAGATAATGGTGTTGTAAGATTGTTTGTTTCTAATGCCGCAAAATTAATTACTGGACAAACTTCTTTAATTACTGGCACCGTAGAAACAACTTATACTACTGGAGGAGCAGTGCTGCCACTTCTAGGATTATCTTTTACTAATGGATTAGCATTACCAGAAGTTGCAAAATATACTGGAGATATTATTTACGTTGAAAATCGAAGACTAATTACAAGAGCACCAGATCAGATTGAAGATATTAAATTAGTGATCGAATTCTGATATATTATTAATTTCATAATATAAAACTTCACATTGAATAGAGATGCCCGAAAAGATTAATCTAAACACGAAAGAATATAACGACGATTTTGAAGCGTCTAAAAACTTTTATAAAGTACTTTTTAGACCTGGATATTCTATTCAAACTAGAGAATTAACTACCTTACAATCGATATTACAGAATCAAATTGAGCAGTTTGGGAAATATCAATTTAAACAAGGGCAACAAGTAATCCCAGGGGAAGTTTCTTTTAATAATAGATTAAATTATGTAAAATTATCTTCTGTCTCAGAAGTAGCAGAAAATGTTGGTGGTGAAATTAAATTTAAAAAGTATGATATCAAAGATTTAATTAATTTGACATTAACTGGTTTAAATTCTGGTGTGCAAGCACTTGTAGTTGAAGCAGATTATGCAACAGAAACAGAATCTGATACCATTTATGTAAATTATATTAGTGGTGGTGATAATAGCGAAAAAACTTTTAGGCAAGGTGAAGAATTAGAAGTAAATATTACAAATAGTCCAAGATTGACTGTGGGCACTGATAGCAGCTCTTTACCTAGTAAAATAAAAGTAACAAATCCAGATACTTTGGCAGTAAAAGAAGAACCAAGTACTGCTATGGGATTTGCTTCTGCAGTAAAAGTAGAAACTGGAATATATTTTGTTAATGGATTTTTTGTGCAAAATGAAGAATCTTTGTTAGTAATAGATAAGTATAATTTCCAACCATCTAAAAAAATTGGTTTTTTAATTTCTGAAGAAATTGTAACTCCAGAAAAAGATATCACTTTATATGATAATGCTAGGGGATTTTCTAACTATACTGCTCCTGGAGCACATCGTTTAAAAATTGATTTGAATTTAGTAGCATATGATTTAAACACTACAACAGATGATAATTTTATTGAATTACTTACTTTAAAATTAGGTGTAATCCAAAGAAAAGTTGTAAATCAAGAATCTTCAGTTATAGAAGAAACTTTAGCAAGAAGAACATATGATGAATCTGGTGATTACATTGTAGACAATTTTCCAATTGAGATTAGAGAATATCTACAAAAAGGAGATAATCAAGGTATCTATCCACTAAGAGTTGATGGCACTGTTGGGGATGATAATTTTTCTGAAAAAGAAGCAGAGACAAAAATTGTTGCTGGTTTGGGTGCTGGTAAAGCATATGTTAGAGGATACGAAATTGCCAACAAACAAACTAAGTTTGTAACTGTAGATAAAGCGCGTGATGTTTTAACTAAAGAAAATAATAGAATTAAGACATATGGATTGCCATCATTTAATATTACTAATGTATATGGCACTATTCCTTTAAATAATGAAGGAGAGCAATTAACATCATATCCAACATTATATTTTTCTTCAATATTTAATGATGGATATTTAGGTTACAATGGAAATTCTGGATTTAGAAAAACATCTTCACGTAGATCACTTCCTCTGAGATCATTAGCAAAAACTAATGTTATACATGATTATGCAATAAAAACTATTTACGTCAAAGCAAAAACGCCTGCAGCAAGTTTTGATTATATTTTAGGTCAAAAATTATACTATGTAGCTAATTTAGCACAATCATTAGCAGCTACTACAGTTGATTATGTAGAAGTAATTGCATTCTCCACTGTCGAAAGACCAGATGATATTGGCGGTGAAGTGTATTTAGAATTAACAGTTTTAGGTAATAAAAGGGATTTACAAGAAAAATTTTTAGAATTTGATAACGGTGATTTTATTCCTTCTGCATTAAGTGCCACATCTGCAACTACAGATGTAAAAAGAAGACAATTATTTTATAGAACACCGTCCAGCACTACCGATAACGGTGCTTTCAATGCACAAAATTATTACTGGCAAGCGAGTGGCACTCAAATTCAAGTGGTATCTTTAGCATATGAAGTTAGAGTTGTTGGTGGTGTCAATACTTACATTGCAAAAGTAACCACTTTAACAAGTCATGGTCTAAGTGCTGGGAATACGATAACAATAGCAGGGGCAATACCAGATGTTTATAATATTTCTGGAGCAACAGTTTTAGCTGGACCTACCGATAAATATTTTGAATATACGTTAGCAGCTAATCCTAATTCGGCAGCGACTGGAAATATTATATTAACAGTGCCAATTACAGCAACTAATGTTATTTTGCCATTTGGAGAAATCGTAGATTATAGCGAAACCATTATACCTATTATTGGTTTTGCAAAATCAAAAAATATTACTTTATTAAAAAGAGCAGCTGGGTTTAATCAAGAAACAGATAAAATAATTTCAAAAGGAAAAGATATTTCTGGAAATTCTGTTTATAATGCCATATTTAATTTAGAATATTTCAATCCTTTATTTTTTACAAAAATAACAACCGAGAGTAAAATAACATCTGGATTTTCCGCTGGTCAATATATTACAGGATCCAAAAGTGGAGCGTATGCTGTTATTGAAGGCACAGCAGATTCTAGTTTTAGCTCATCAAATACTTTACATGTCAAGGTATTGTCTGGTACTTTTGCTTCAGGAGAAACAATAACAGATGAATCTGGAAATTCTATTTCCATTGCAAGAGAAAATACAATTTCTCATTTTGTTGTGACAAAAAGAGGAAGTGGTTATGCCCAATCAACTTCAGTTGTTGCTTCAAAACCAATTTCTATTAATGGAAAAGCAGTTGATGTTTCTATAATTAAACCCCAACTGGTAGGAGGAAAAGCTATCAGCGTATCTATCATAGATAGAAATTTGTTTAGTGATGAATATGTATCACCGCCGTCTGTAATAATAAACAGTGATTCTGGCGTTAATCCAACACAAACTGCAGTTGTAAAAGCGGTTTTATTTAAAAATGTAATTACAACTTATACAAACGAAAATGTAAAGTCACTTTACTCTGAATTTGGCGGTGGTGGCGTAAATAAATTTACTGCTGATGTAGAAACTTTTGATACTGAATATTCTGTTAGTAAGGATATAACTACATTAACTTTTTCTGGTAAGAAAGGACAGAAATATTTAATTTGTTTAGCTTTTTCTGGAGATCCAGCAAAAGATTTGGTGCCTGGGGATATTATTCAATATATTGACGTTAATAATACAGTAGTACGAAGTCTAGTAGAATCTGTATCATCTCCCTCAGGATTATCTAAAGCAGCAATATACTTAGATAGTGCTTTAAAAGCAGATGTTAATAATTCAGTTATTGTTAGAAAAAGGACAAAATTAACTAGTCCTCCAAATCCATCGTTATTATTTCCAATTGGATTTAAATCACCAA